TCTATATAGATTATATATTATATATAAAAATATTACACACACATGTATATACGCGCACGAGGGATTTTTGAGCAAATGGCAACAACATCGGAAAATATGGAGGAAAAATGCGCGAAAAGGATATAGAGCGAAAGCTTGTAAACGCAGTAAAAATGCGAGGTGGCATGGCTTTGAAGTTTGTATCGCCGAATATGAATGGCGTTCCAGATAGATTGTTACTGTTGCCAATGGGTAAGGCAGCATTTGCGGAACTTAAGGCCCCAGGTAAGAAAATGCGAGCCTTGCAGATAAAGCGAAAAAGGCAATTAGAAGCATTAGGGTTTTCGGTGTATTGCATTGACGGCATAGAGCAAATCGGAGGGGTGCTTGATGAAATTGAACAGAGATGATTTGCATGAGTTTCAGAACTACGGTGTTGACTTTATAATAAATAAACCGATTTCAGCATTGATGCTCGAATGCGGTCTTGGGAAAACAATAACCACGCTTACCGCTGTCAGTGATTTGATATATGACTACTTTGAGATTTCAAAGGTGCTTATAATCGCGCCTATGAGAGTAGCTCTCACAGTATGGAAGCAGGAATGCGATAAATGGGAACAGCTAAAATATCTCAGATGCTCAATCGCTGTCGGCAGTGTGTCTGAAAGAGAAAAAGCCCTGCAATCAGATGCGGACATATATATCATCAACCGCGAGAATGTGGAATGGCTTGTAAAGAATTATCCGTTTGATTTTGATATGGTAGTCGTTGATGAGCTTTCGAGTTTTAAGTCGCATCGGAGTAAGAGGTTCAGAGCATTAAGGAAGGTACGACCGAAGTTTGACAGGATTGTCGGGTTAACGGGAACACCTGCGCCTAACGGGTTAATGGATTTATGGGCGGAGATAAACCTGATTGATATGGGAGAGAGGCTTGGAAGATATATAACTCGGTATCGTGATGAGTATTTTAAGCCGGATAAGCGTAACGGCGCAATCGTGTATTCATATAAGCCATTGCCTGATGCAGAGGAGAGGATATACGGGAAAATATCCGACATCTGTGTTTCGATGAAAGCAGCGGACTATCTTGAAATGCCGGAGAGGGTTGATAATATTGTTGAAGTCGGTATGAGCGATAAGGAAACGGCAATGTATAAACGGCTTGAAAAGGAGATGCTATTGCCGTTTGCCGATGGCGATATTGACGCGGTAAATGCGGCGAGTCTTAGCAACAAGCTCCTTCAGCTTGCCAACGGTGCGGTCTATGATGAGAACGGAAAGGTCAAGAAGATACATAGCCGTAAGCTTGACGCTTTAGAGGGCTTAATCGAAGCGGCAAACGGAAAGTCTGTGCTTGTGTATTACAGCTACAAGCACGACAGGGATAGGATTTCAGAGCGGTTCGATGTCCGTGAGATAAAGGACGATAAGGATATATCGGAATGGAATGCAGGAAAGATACAGCTTGCCATAGCGCATCCGGCAAGCTGCGGTCACGGTCTTAATCTGCAAAGCGGAGGCAGCACGATTATATGGTTTGGACTGACTTGGAGTTTGGAACTGTACCAACAGGCAAACGCAAGGCTTTACAGACAGGGACAGAAAAACACAGTGGTGATTCATCACATCATTACCAAAGGCACGGTTGATGAAAAGGTGATGACAGCCTTAAAGAATAAAGATATAGGACAGGCTTCTTTGATGGAGGCTATAAAAGCGAGGATAGAGGAGGTAAGGGATTGATGACGGCAAAGGAATACTTAAATCAGCTTATCGCAATGGATAACGCGATTAACAGGAAACAGCAGCGTCTTGCGACACTTCGTGATGTGGCGATGAACACAACTCCGAACTATGCTGACGAGGCTGTTCAGCGTACACGGGAGAAAAATCCTCTTGAGAATATAATGTCAAAGATAGTTGACCTCGACCGTGAAATTGATGAGGACATTGACGCACTTGTCGATTTTAAAGCAGAAGTATGGGAAAAGCTTGATAAAATCGCAGATGAAAGATATAAACGGATTTTGTGGCTTAGATATGCCGACCGTAAAACGTGGAGATATATTGCGTTGGAACTTAATTTTACAATACGGTATATTCATAAAATGCACTTGAAAGCTTTGGCTGAACTTGATAAAATCATATAAAAAGAAAATTGGACACTATAGTTCACGCAAGTTCACTTCAGTTCACTCTTGAACATCGTAAAAAAGTGTGTTATGCTATAATCGCGAGAGAAGAATAAACAGAGAGATGATATGTAACAGTCGGCTTTGTGTATTGTTCCAATAATTGAGGTTGTATTATTCCGATAATACGGTATTGCAGGGAAGATTAGAAATAAATATTTAAGACTTGAAAGTGAAAAGTTATACAAAGAAGGATGTTTCCTATACGGAGCGTCCTTTTTTCGCTGGAGGAAAGAATATGCCATACAGACCAAAGAAACCATGCAGACATCCGGGCTGTGCAAATTTAACTGACGGAAGATATTGTGAGGAACATATATCATGTCACCCTGAAGTTACTCGCTCAGCCACAAAGCGTGGATACGGAAGTAAATGGAGAACATCAAGCAAGGCATATCTTAGAGAACATCCTCTGTACGAGATTTGTAAGAGGAACGGGAAATACGTTCAAGCTACGGTGGTTGACCATATCAAACCGCACAGAGGTGATAATAAATTGTTTTGGGATAAAAGCAACTGGCAGAGCCTTTGTAAGAGCTGTCATGATAAAAAAACGGGACGGTTTGACAGTAAACCTACATACAGTTACTGAAACCGTCCCGATATTTATTTGTCGAACAAATCGCTGTGCGTTCCGGTTCTTTGCAGTGTAAGAACAAGAATGCTTTTTTCAATGCGATACATCAACAGCCAATCCGGTTGAATATGACATTCACGGTAATCCTTGAGATTGCCCGTTAACTGATGGTCATTGTATTCTTCCGGCAATGTCTGTCCTGCGGCAAGCATACGAATTACATCGTCAAGAAGCTCAATGTTTAGGTTGCGCTTGATTGCGAGTTTGTAGTCTTTTTTAAATCTGGAAGTCCAGATGACTTTTAGATTCATGACTTCAACTCCTTTAGAGCGTCTTCAACATCATATGCCTTTAAATTGGGATCGCGCAGCATACGCTCGGTTTCAAGCATTGCCGCCACTGTTTCTGAGTTGGGTGTGTTTATAGTTATGTCGAACGGAATACGTCCTTCGCGTACTGACTGACGCAGAAAAATGTTAAACGCTGTGGTCATATTCATACCAAGCTGAGAAAACAGTGTATCGGCTTGAGCTTTCAAGTCGCTGTCAATGCGAAAACTTACATTTGATATGTTAGCCATGTAAAATCACTCCTTCCGTTGATTGTAGTATTATTATAACATATTAGACTGCTAATATCAAGCTAATAAAACGCAATCAGCAGTTTAATATATAAATATTATATGCAATTATAATAAAAATCTCATAGGCAGCGAAGCAAATAAAAAATATATAATCGGTTAAAGGTTTACAATCCCGAATGAACAAATAATCGGGCATTTTATGGGTACACTCTCCCCAAGGGGTTATATAATCTATAGTGGTACCTAAGAAATGGACAAATAACACAGGGGGTATTATAATAATATTACAGTGCAATTTGTTATGGAGGTATCATGATGGGAATTAAGTATTTTACAGAGGAAGAGATAGAATATTTGTCATCAAATATATATGTTGAATCTGTTAATGAAAAACAGATAACATACACAATTGAGTTTAAGCAATTTTTTGTGCGAGAATATATGAACGGGAAAGGTCCTACTTTGATTTTTGAAAGTGTTGGATTATATAAGCGAATATTGGGTGCTAAGCGTATAGAAAAAGCAACAAGCAGATGGATGAAGGCTTATGAGAATGGTACATTAGATGTTTCTGCAACATTGCCTAATCGTCATCCGGTATTAAAAGCAAAAAATATTACAGATAAAGAGTTGATAAGAAGGCAAGAAGCAAAAATCAAGCTTTTGGAACTAGAGGTAGAACTATTAAAAAAAATCGACTTGAAAGAAAGGGGGCTGATAGGAAGTCAAAGACTGAAAAGTAGTGATATTTTTGAGTTGATAAGGATTACAATACGTGATAATAATCTAAAAAATGTTGTGTCTTATTTATGTGCGAGTGCAGGCGTATCAAGAAGTGGTTACTATAATTATTTATCAAATGAAAGTAAACGTGAAAGGCGTGAGGAAATAGATATAAAAGTGCGTGATGATATACTGATGGCAATAAGCTTTAGAGGATACAAAAAGGGTTCACGGAGTATAAAAATGCTGTTAGAGGATAAGTTTGGGATTTGTTACAATCGAAAGAGAATTATGCGGATAATGCGTAAATATAATATTGTATGTCCAATTCGCAGAAAAAAGTATAAATATAAAGTTACAAAGGAACATAAAGTCTGTAAAAATTATCTTCAAAGAGAATTTAAACAAAATGTACCTGGAAAGGTGATGTTGACAGATATATCTTATTTACAGTATGGTAACGCAAAAACAGCATATCTGTCAACAATTCTAGATGCAAGTACAAATGAGATATTATCATTCAAGGTGAGAGAAAATATGAAATTGGATTTAGTTATAAGTACGTTGAATGAATTAAAGGATAATCAATTTGTACATTTTGATGATGGAATGATACATTCAGACCAAGGATGGCATTATACAAATCCTCAATTTCGTATCAGAGCCGCAGAAATGGGATTGCAGCAATCAATGTCACGTAGGGGCAATTGTTGGGATAATGCACCACAGGAGTCTTTCTTTGGTCATTTAAAGGATGAAGTAGATATAAAGCACTGCAATACATTTGATGAATTACATACGCTTATATCAGATTACATTGATTATTACAATAATGATCGTTATCAATGGAACTTAAATAAAATGACACCTATACAATATAGAAATTATTTGTTAAACACTGCATAGGTGTATTTGTTATCTAATAAATTATGAAGGGTGTTAAAATTGTCCTTGACATAGGGCCCATGTTAAAAAAAGAATGTACCGATTCGGAATACAAAAAGGCACAAGATGCCGACATTGCGGAAATTCGTAAGGGAAACTATAACTTTAAGGGAATACGAGGGTAGTATATACACAAATAAAGGCTGTACTTTTTGTTATAGTAATGGTATTGATAAAGTCCTCATATAACGGTAATATGTGTACAACAAAAAGATAAACAGACCGAGAAAACGGAGGAAAACAAAATGCTAAAATTAAAGAAACTTTACAGCCTTATCAACCGAAACGCAACAATAAAATTGGTTAATGAAAAAC